GTTCCAGACTCATAAATCATAGCTTTCATACGAGCAGTGCCAATTACTCTACCAGTTGGCGCAGGTGAATTTCCTGTTCTTGAAGTAATACTTGTTTGCGCAGTATCGTATAAATCTACGATAAATCCTTTATCGTGATCGACAGATCCAGAAACTTCTTTAACAAGGAAATAACCACCAGTTCTTGCATTTACAAGCTGGTTATTGACAAAATTAAAATCTGTGGATTTATCTGTAATAACGTGCTGAGTTATTAGCTTATTAATCTCGTAACCTTTAACATAAGCTGTTCCAGGCTCGATGTCGATTGAAAGCTTTGTAGAAATACCACCTTCGTTAGCGGTCAATAAGCCTTCGTTTACTCCTGTGTCCAGATGTTCTCTTGTTCTAGCATTAAAACCGCGAACATAGTAGTCTCCTGATTCGTCAAAAGTACGCTTTGCTAATTCATCATAAAGTCTAGCGTACTGACTTCTTTCATTGGTTGACTCGATCACACCGTTCAAGATATTCATGAAGACAATGAAGTTCTCGTCATCAGAACCTGTCTTATAATCGATAACGCTTAGAACACCTTCAACCTTGTATCTATGCGCGCCTGGAGCGTTTTCGTTCGAAGTTCCAAGAGCGTTATCGTTCAATGTGTCATCAGTAAGCTCGGTTACAAAGCTTTCAACAACTTTAAGACCGATAGTTTTGGTTGGAGTTGCGTTGTAGTTTTCAACGATAACTGTTTGCGCAGGGAAGGCAAGGAAATAACCTTTTGAGAACACAACACCTTGTGAAACAGAAAAAATAGTACCAACGCCAGTATAATCAGGAACTGCGCTTGAAACGACTGTAAAGCCAAGAGAAGCATCGTTAGAAACTGTGACAACTTCGTCATTCAAGAACTTATCTGTAACAACTGAAGCGGAAATGTATCTTATAAGAATGTTGTACACTTCATTAGTAGGATCGTATTCAGCTGCTCTGACAGTAGCTTGTATGCCAGAAGTAGCGCCGACTACAACCTTACCAACTAAATCCCTAATTCTTCCTGCAGAAGGCTGAACAGATATCGCTTTGATATATGAAACGTCTTGTTCAAGATCAAATGCTCCACCCAGAACGATAGAACCCTCTCTAAAAATATGCGCACCAAATCTTTCAATTTGTTTTTGCAACATAGTTTGCATTTGATTGAGTTCGCGAGCCTGTACAGCGACAGATGGACGAAATAGGATTTTATAGTAACCCTTATTTTCATCATAATCGTCGTAATATGGAGGAACGTTAAAATTTGCCATACGTATTAATACCTATTAAATTTCGATAATCAGTTTGAAAACTTCAGTCTGCGTTTCTGAACGATTAACATTATTTATGTTCTCAATGTAAATCGGTTTTAAATCTTTGGTGTATATGTCACCAACTCTATTGATTGTTATCGTTCCTACTACTGTAGTTGTGTTAGCGATAGATTCCCCATCAATAAAGTATTTATCGCCGGAAATGTGAACCTGAGTAGTGTTAGAAAATACAACTGTTCCTCTTGCTCCACTAGTCACACCTAACACAGTTTCACCAACAGTAAACAAATGAGTTGGTGTGATGCTAGCTGTTAAAACTTGGTTAAAAGTATTAGCAAAATATTTCGCACCTTTTCCTGTTACGCCTGTTGTAGAATTACTTGTAAGCGCATAAGGGTTTTTAATTAACCCAATTTTGTTGTAAAGAACGTTAGCGGATGGAATAGTATCATTTTCGGTTTTTGTAAAATTAAAGGCAGCAGCAAAGCCCTTTACTTCAAGCTCAGTAGATGGATCAAATCCGTGTCCGCCAGGAGGAGGAACGATAGCATAAACTACAGCCCCATTTCCAAAACTACTTTGAATTTTTACATTCGCCCATGAAATATTTGAACCAATGTCAAGCATAACTACATTTGAAATTGAGTTTGATGAATTTACCAAAGTGTAAGCTTTTGGGTCAACTGTTCCATCGGTTTCAAATACTACAGAAGGGCTGATTAGATAGTTCGAAATACCAGGTGTTATCGTAGTTGTATCTAAAGGCAGAGAAACAAAAACGAACTTACCACTAGAGTTTGCTACATAGTCTGAAATAACACGAAGCTGAGAAGTTGCTTCAATAGAATTGTAAATATAAATTCCATTGTTCACATAATAATTATCAGAAGATGAGGCATTATTTTCTATTTGAACAACAGTAGAATTTTGAACTGAACTGATAATTCCATTGGTGTAAGCAACATAGCCGCCGCCAGAGTTGGAAATTACAACAAGTTCTACACCGCTGTAATTTGAAGCAGCAGAAGAAATTGTAGAGTTTGTGTATACAGGAACGTAATTTTCTGAAGAAAATTTAACATAATTCATTTCAGAAATGGAATAGATATATTTCCACTTATAACCATCGCTTGTTTGAAAAGTAGAAACCTGTGTAGGAGTTCCGATAGTTCCAGGATCTACCGTAGACAATCCACCATTTACATTATCAATACACTTATAAACATTGTAACTAGCACCTTCAATTATTGGGTTTGTTACAACGTAATAGCTATTATTCGAAGTTAAAGTGTTTGATGTGTTATCATAACGGTTATATACTAAACCTGAAGTCCAAGTGTTTCTTTTAATAACAGGTACAATATCAGCAGCTGTTAGTTTTTTACCAAACAGCATTTGCCAGTCATTGATAAACATTGTCGAATAGTCAGTTTCAATAATAGCTGGAGCTGTTCCAACATAAGCTACAGGATTAGCAGCAAATGCATAATACTGAGAAGTGTTTGAAAACACGTTGTCAATAATTTCATCAATTACTGCTTTTCTGTAGGCGGGAAGTATCTTACCCATAAAATTACTTTCCTATTGCGGTCCAATAAGCAGCAACGCCAGGATTACCAGTGTTTGACGAAGACAAAACTATTGCAGTTGAATTAGATGAGAGAACAAAAATTCCACTGACAGAATTTGATACCACAGAAACAGAAAATAGATTAGTAAATGGAACACCGCCAACAGAAGCAAATGTTGTTACATTACCGCCTGCAATTGAATTAACACCAGCAATGTATCCGAATTGATACAACAGACCGTTAGGAAGGCGAGTAAATCCGTTAGCAAAATTACTAGAGCCTACGCTCGAACCTGTAGAACCAGTACCTAGAAGCAAAGTGTTAGTAGTTAGATCAGCTGAACCAACAGTTACTCTGCTGCTGTTTGCAACAGCATTTACTGAAGAGTTACCAAGTGAAAGAACGCTGCTGTTTACTACCAAATTAGAAGTCGCTGTAGAAACTGCTAGTGTTGATTGTGAAAGTGAAGCGTTTACTGTTGCATTACCAACAGACAAAGCAGTTGTGTTTACTACCGCAGTACCGATAGTAGAGTTACCTAAAACTCCAAGCTGAGTAGCGGTTAAAGTAGCATTTGCTGTGGTGTTACCAATTTTAAAAGTACTAGAGTTAGCAACTGTGCTAACTGTAGAATTACTTACTATCAAACCGCCAGTATTAGAAATGACAGAATTGACTGTTGCATTACCAACGGTGACCGCACCTGTAGCCACATATGACGAATAGAGTTCGTCGAAGTTACTGTTTACCTTAACAAAGGCATCTCTAATCGGATCACCATTGCCGTCGTTTGCAACGAGTCCTACATTAATTGTTTCTTTTGACAAAGTTTTTCTCCTTTAAACGTAATACCTATTAACTATTATTCTGCCTTCATCGGCTCTAAAATCGTTTTGCGAAGCATAAAGATATCTCACTGTTCTGCGATCGTCTGCGGTTACAAATGTATCGTCCGAACTTAAATAATCGCTGAATGGTATACTAGTCGCATCTGCCTTAAATGTGATAGTGTCAGCTTTATACTTTGTTGTGCCAGCCAAAATTAAAATTGTGTTGCCCGAATCAGTAGACCAAGAACTAGAAAATATTTCAGTTTCGTCAAAAGTTAAGTTTGCTTTTGAAAATTCATATAAGAACTTCAAGTATTTTCCAAATAACTCAGAACCAGCAGAATGAAAAGTTTCCTTAATTATGTCTTTGTATTTATTTAAGGTTTGGGCAACTTTTATCTCATACGAGTAATCTTGGTAATAATAACTGTCTTGGATGTATTTATCAGAGTCTAAAAATCCTCTAGTAGTCGAGTAATAACCCGCACCACGACCAATCGATCCTTTATTTACCTTGGCTAAAATTTCTCTTTGTAAGTCAAACTCAATCAAAGTAGGAATTAATCTAGCACCAACACCATTTGCTGAAGTTACTCTAATTTCGGGCAATTCTTTGTAACCAGAACCGCCGCTTGAAATGACTACTGAATTTATACCACCTTCTTCGTCGACAGTTTCTATATATCCTGAAGCAATTCTTCCAGGATCACCACTGACAAAAAGAAGAGCGTCATTTGCAACATAACCTGAACCTTTGCTAGCAATAGTAACTACATTTGAAACGATAGAATAAGGATAAATCTTAACTTCTTCTTGGTCCACATAACCTTTTCCGGAGTTCAAAGCAACAGCTTCTAGAGCAATATTGCTACCGAAATTAGGGTAAGCGCGAATAATTTCGTTTTCGCCTGCAACAGAGCCTATTGATGAGAACACAGCAGGTTCATACGAGGCGTACTCAGCAGGTAAAATGGTAGGAGCTGCTCTGTAAACTGCAGAAATAAAATTGTTCACACCTGCATCAGCTTTGATTAAATTACTATCAGAAGTAATCGCATTAGTACTTGTAACAAAACCTACGGTTTGACCTGAAATTTTAGGAGGACCATACAACAAAAGCTCAATGTCGGAAACAACAGTTTTGATTACCGCTAATTCATATGTGTTAGAAACCGAAGCATTTGATTGTAGTGCGATTACATCGTTGTTAGATAAGAAATCTGTGAAGTTTGTAGCGATACCATGAACTACATTTGAAGTGTTTGCGAAATTAACTGTACCTGGAAGAGAGTCAGACAACAATGTTGATCTTACAAATACTTCGGCAGCAGTTTCGTAAGAGTTACCTATTAAAATGTCATCAAGACTGAATATTTTACCAAAAACTTCTGAGTTTGTTGTTAGAGCTGAGCCTAACGTTGAAGTTAGATTTGCTGCAGGGCTTTTTGGAAACCCATAACTGCCTACATCTAACTGCATATTAAGATAGTCACAAACTAAATCTGTATTGTATGATAGATTTTTTGTGAAAGATAAAAATCCAACACCAAAAGATGCTCCTTGACCAGTATTGCTAGTTCTATACAAAAAGGTTGTTGCTGTGTTAGTATAACCAAACCCACCATCTACCAAGTCAAATACAAGAGAACCAAAGCCTGTAAACAGCTTGTTTACTTTTAGAATACCATCTATACCAAAAGACAAAGGAACACCGACAGATGCAACGTTTATGTTTTCATCGCGATTTTTTATCTTTACAATGTCGCCGATAGCATAGTTGTTGCCGCTTCTTACAACAGTAACGTTATCAAGAGAACCAAGTAAAGTTGGTGCTAGATTAATCGCTTCTGTGTTATCTGCTTCATCTAACAAAACGATTTTTTCGTTTATGTCGAAATTTTTTCTTCTAGGTAAAATGTTAGAGATGTAAAGGATATTGATAATGTCGTTGTTGTAGTTTTCCTGAACATAATTTTCCACTGTTGCAGTAACCAAAGAAGAAACACCGATAATCGTTTTACCGATATATTCGTTTAGCCTATCGTTTTTGGTCACTTCAAGATATCTTGGGTCAACCCAAGTGCCGTCTGAAACACGAAGTATGTCTTTGCCTGGAAGATAAATTTCTATATCTTCGTTGTATAGAAGTTTGAACAAAAGTCTATAGCACTGAATAGAACCTTTTGAACGATAAACGTCAAGAATATGCTTGAGTAAAAATCTTTTATTTGAAATTACATTGAAAGGAATACCATACAAATATTTCTTTTGAAAGAACTCTAAAAATTCCTCCATAGTATTGTCAATGTCTCTATAATCGTAAAGTCTACGTGCTTGATAGATAGGACTTCCATTTGACTCCATCCATTCATAATAAGCCTTCATAAACAAAATAAAGTCAGGACCCTCTTCTTGGTAAAAAAGAGGAAACTGATTTTGAACGAAATTAGAGATAAATTTTTCTACTGGAAATTCCATTATTCAATTGTCTCTACAATAGAAACGCTTACATCGCTAGGATCTATAACAATTATCTTGTTTTGCGAGGCAGCAATATCTTTAAATCTAGATCTAAAATACAAAGAGATATAGTTCGTATAGTTAGCAACGTTAATGTTGTTTAAAGTAATTTCACCCGTCGCATAATTGATTGTACCTACATTTTCTACAGGTAGTATTTCGTCTTCAGTTGGCGCAAATAAAACTACATTTCCTTGAGCGTCGTCTTCAAAAAATGCTAGTTCATACACTTTACCGTCTGTAGCATTGTAAGTAAAACGAGAAGATATCAGCGTAGCATGTGTTGTTCTTGAATCTGTTTCTGAATCGTGAAGTAGCTTGTGTTGTTCGTTATTAGAATAGATAGTTGAATCGTAGTATAAAACGTTGCCAACTGTAATCTTGTATGTTGTTTTTTGGTTGAAGTTAGGATTAATTCTTTTAATAATTCTAAGTTCTGTATCGTTGCTTATAATGCTTGTGTCAGCATTATCAATATCTGAAACCAAACGGCTGTATCTCAAATCATTATCAAACTTTTCAAGATTGTTTTTGCTGTATTCAGTAATAGCTGTTAAAGCAGCGAGCTTTATTTCTTCAGTTGTTTTTGTTGTTATGTTTTTATTGTACTGAACTTGTGAGAAAACACTACAGAAAGTATAATCCGGATCATTTATTAAAATTCTATTAGGTAAAGCGATATACTCTTGTAGATAAGCTGATATTTCATTTTTGATGTAATTCGGAGCAATAGTTCCCGAAGCTGGCTTCAATGAAACAATTACTCTTCCATAAAGTTTAGGCTCGACTTCTTGGCCACCATAAACGACAACATCAGAAATTTCACCACCAAAGTTGTTTAAGATTAAAGCAGTATAGTCGTTTGAAGAAACCGCTCTTTGTTGAGTGGCAAAATAACGTGGCGCTGCAAATCTAACCGAATCAATTGTTTCTTGAGCTGCTCCGCTAGATGAAGCTGCAACTAAAGATAAACTGGAAACATTGGCAGTTCCGCTATTGATTGGTCCTAGATCGTCTGATAATATAAATTCTGAAACACCGTCCGAAACAATTCCACTTGCAACTCTATATGAAATATTAATAGCTGCGCCATTTACTGGTTTTCTACCAAACAAATTGTCGCCAAATGTTATTTCATATTGTCCGTTTTGTGCACCTTGTAAGAAATATACGTTAGACTGATCGTTTAATCCAAACAAAGTTTCGGCTCTTGTAAAGTTCGTGTTTGATGAACCATTGTTCTCAACTACATTTACCGTAATACTGTTAGTATCAACACTTTTGTTCGATATCAAGAAAAGCTGATTTTCTATGCTGTAGTCGACAACATAAGAATCGTTTAAATAATCACCCTCGTAGATTTGTAAATTTGATATTGCGAAGGTAGAATTCGAAGAAACAAAAACTTTGTTTTCG